GTGGGAGGGGGTGGCAGAGGTTTTGGGTGCCCCCCCCCGGGTTAGGTCACGCCGTCGACGCCGCGCAAGCGACGATGGCAGCGGCGGCAGAGCACGCGCCCCGTCCCGTGGTCCACCGTCAGGTCACTCGCGGTACCGCACTCGCTGCACCAGGGGTGAGCGGCGCGGATGGCGCGGGAGGTAGCGGGCCACGGGCCGTGGTACTTCTCTCGACCTTGTGCGGTGTTGTGGTGGTCGTCTGCCGCTCGCTGATGTCCAGCGCAGCGTGGCCGCTCGGTGATGATGCCGCAGCCGGGGGCGTTGCAGACGTTCAGAGCCGTATCAGGTACTCGGCGGTCGGACCGTGCGCACCCTGGAAGATGAGCCACTGCGATGGCACCTGTCCACCGCTAGCCAGATGCTCCTGCGCGAAGGTGTTGCCGCTCTCCGGTGAGCCTGCGCCCCAGTGTGTGATGGCGTTGACCTGCTCCCTGACGGGGACATGCCAGTGACCGGACGCTGCGTAGTCGTACGCCGCCACGCTGGTAGCCCATCCCAGCAGGCGCTTGGCGAAGCCATACCAGGGGATACCGAAGCTGGCGCTGCGTACCTGGTCGCCGTGGAAGAGGAACCATTTCTTGCCCAGCACATCATCGGTGGCGTACCAGTGGCGTTCGCCGCTCGTCAAGCTCTCGGCCCACTCGACGCCTTGAGCGTTGACCATGCCGCGCGCGATGTTGTAGAGCATCGCATCCACGTTGGTCTCTGGGTGGTAGCTGCGGCGTATGGGGCCGCCGATGGCGCCGTGGTTGCCGATGACACCCACGACACGGACGGTCTCGACGGCAGAGGCGATGGTGCGTACGAGCTCTGCCAGCAGGCCGGCACCGTGGAACAACTGCACATACAGGCTAGCGTCGATACGGTGAGACTGGCCGGGGAATATCTCTTCGCCTTCCACCAAATCACCGAGCAGGTAGATGCGCGCTTCCCTGACCGGGTGATGGGCGCGCTGGAGCCCGATGAGCTTGACGGCCTTGGCAGCGTAGGCGCGGAGCCGCTCGGCTGCGATGTCGCTGCTATAGGTCGGCGTGGTCTTGCCGAGCTGCCAATCGGCCAGGAGGCAGATGGCGACCTCGGGGTCCTTGCCCTTGTCCTTCGGCACCTTCGGGACTGGCGGGATGGTGAGCGTTGCAGCGGCGTCCTTGGCAGCAGCGTAGACGGCGGCTACGAGGTCGGCCTTGTCGGTGCGCGCTTCGTCGAGCTGGCGCAGCGCGGTACGAAGTGCGGACTTGGTCGCATCCTCACTCACCAGAGCGCGCATCTCATCGAGAGCGTCACTCATGATCAGCCTGCCGATGGTTGCGGACGCAGGCCGCACCATGGCTGATGCGCCACTGGTAGCCCTTGCTGGTGATCCAGCCAGCTACGGCGCGGTCGGTGATGCCATCTGTGGCCATGCCGTCCCTGACCGACTGTTGGTGTTCCGGCGTCATCTCTGACATGAGGCGACACAGGTCACAACGCGGGCCGTGATGCGGGGACAGCGCGCGCATCTCGTCAAGAGCGTCGGTCATTCATGCTCCACCAGGAGGCTGCCCGTAGCGCGTCTGTTCCCGCCTCGCTGCCCGTAGCGCGTCCTCTATCTCGGACTCGTGGGTCACGGGACTGAATACGCCACGACGGGCGAGCCAGGTAGCGCCGACGAGGAAGGCAGAGCCCAGTAGCGTCAGCTCCGTTTCGTCGAGCGTGATACCCGCTCGTTGCAGCAGCGTCACGAGTACGCCAAAGCCGACAGCGGCGAGGACGTTGATGGTGATGACCGGCTCGGCGCCGGACGTGTACTTGAGAAACCCGTTCATGCCGCCACATCTCCAGCGCAATCGATGAGCGTGCCGCCGATGGTTACGAGCGGTTCCGTGTTCACTGGTCCTCCGTTATCACACCTGCGACGCCTGCGACGCCTTCTCTTGCCACGTTCGGGCGTAATGCCTTGCGGATACGCTCGACGGCGTCCCCATCGGCCCAGTCCACGACATCGGCCAGCAGGTCCTCCAGCTCTTCGATGCGTTCGGCGCACGGGTCTGGCTCTGGCACGGGGTCGGGGTCTGGGCTGGCGAGCGCCTTCGCGCAATGCACCCAGCCGCCCTGCCAGCCGCTGCTGCCCCGCGATGACCACGCACCGTCGATGACCTTCCAGAGCGTGCCGAAGGACCACCACTGCGGGCCGTTCGGGGTGCCCGGTGAGCGTCCATCGGCGAGCGGGTCGAGGACGCGGACTTCCAGGTGGCCCATGCTGACTCGTGAGCCGGCCTTGCCACCCACGGCGATCGCGTGAAGGCCCTGGAACGACGACGCACGGTAGCGGTCGGGGACACGGCTGTAATCGACGACCACATGGATGAGCTTGTCGTCCTGCTGCACCAGCGCCCGGAGGTTGTCGGTCGAGCCACCAGAGAGGGCAAGACCAGCAGCCCAACGCCCCGCGCGCATGTACTTCAGCGGCTCGTAACCCTTGCGCTTCATCTCGGCGTCGTAGCTCTCGACCGCGCGTTCCACGTCAGCGACGTTCGAGACTCCGGTCGGGTTGTTCATCCGGCGCCCGATCTCTTCGGTGGATGGGCGGATGAGACCGTGGGAGCCGTGGCGGACGAGCATCGAGGCGGTGGCGCGGGCGCAGTCATACGCCTGGTTTGCGCTGCCATCCAACTGTCGCTCGAGCGGGACGCGGCGACAGCTCATCAGGCAGCCACCGTGCAATCGGTGAGCGTGCCGGGGATCTCGCCCTTGATGGCGTTGGACAGCGCCCCGGAGTAGGCGCCGAGCGCCGCGGCGTATGGTGGGTTGTCGCCGTGGGCGAGGTAGTCCGCGACGGCGCCCATCTCGGCCATCGTGAGCTCGACGAACGGATCAAAGCACTCGCGCACGTCGAGGCTGTCGAGGTGCAGCAGGGTCGCAGTCAGACCCGTTCGCAACGCGTCGCCGACACCGGACTTCTCATAGCCTGACGTGGCGTCCCACAACTGGAACGACTCGCGCAAGGCATCCTTCTGCGCCGTGTACTCGGCGAGGTAGACCGCGAAGGCGTCCACGTCAGATACCGACTCGGGGACAGGGACGTGATGGGCCATCGTGGGTTGCGCCATGAGCATGAGCACGGCTGCGGTGACGAAGACGAGCTTCATCTGAGCTTGTCCATCAGTCTTGAACCTCCGCAAGAAGGGCTAGTCGCGTACCGGGGCGGACGTACCGCACGCCCGCACTGCGGTCCACGACCGAGCGCATGTCGTGCATGAAGTCTTCGCCCATCTCGGTCACGAAGCGCGACCGATCGCCAGTGGCGACGTAGAGACCGCCGCGCGGCCCCCGGACGAACCAGTCAACGGGCGGGAGCGGAACTGGGACAGGGCCGCTGCTCGCAACTAGCAAAGCAGAAGAGACTTTCGTCACTTGTACAGCCCTAGCGCTCATCGGTGACCACGGCGACAACCCAGAGGACGGTCTCAATGCTCATCTCTAACTCACTTCTCTTTTGGGATCCGCGGAACGTGACCCGTCCAGGACATCGGCGATATAGCGCCGTTCCACGACATCCAGCCGCAAGCGCAGTTGCGCGTTCTCCGCTTCGAGCTTGGCGACATGCGCCCGTAGCTCGGAGTTTTGCAGTTCGACCAGCGTGAGACGGTCCTTGAGCGATGACACAAGCTCACGCCTCCCTTCGGTCGCGTCTTGATGGACACTGGTCAGGCCCAGCCGAGTAGCGATGACCAGAGAGCCGAGAGCCGTGATGGCAGCGACCGCGGCGGCAGCAAAGACAGCTTCCAATGGGGATATCTCCGAGATAGCGCGGGACGCACCGACTCCCGCCCGTACGCTCATGGAGCCCTCGGGGGGCGAGCTGATGGGTTCGTCGGGGTCGGATGCGTCCGCGCATGGGAAAAGCCCGACGGTCGAAGCCGCCGGGGAAGTGATGGGGGTCAGCGAAACAAAGCTACTCAAGCCGCTCATTCCAGGGCGGGGGTGCTTATGATGTTCGCTGGGACCATCATAGCAAGGCTTGTCAAGTGCTGACGGGAGCCGCTGTCTCCGCGTTGATTTGAGCCTCACTCTTGTCCGCTGGCTTCACGCGATCCTCTACCACCGGGTCGAGTTGAAAGTTCCGATACAGGATCGCCAGCGAGGCACGGGCGTAGTCGTCGGCCATGTCCTTGATGTAGCGGCTGGTGTCGTGGGATGCCTTGACGGCGAGGAAAGGGTCGAAGTCGGCCCTGGCCAGCGCGTAGAGGAACGCTGCCCGTCTCGCGTCCTTGCCGCCCGACTTGCGCATCCTCCAGAGGCAATGCTTCAGCGGGTCGAGGACGTGCCCTTCGTCATCGACGCCATAGGGCGGGGCGTAGAGGTACGACTTGAACGCGCCGCTGAACGCCGGGCCGCCTCCGTCGTCGAGGTCGCGGGAGTGGAGACTGCTGGGGATCCGGTCACTGATGAGGCCGCGATACCACTGGAGCAAGGCGTAGAGACTGCGGGGTTCGTTCACTCGACCTCCTCTTTGCAAGGACCGGGGACGATACGTTGCAGGAGCCGGTCGGTCACTTTGTGCGGGGTTCCGGCTCGGTCGCGTAGCGGCGCTTCACCCGGCTCCCGTCTGGCCGCGACCACTGGACGACATAGCGGATCGGGCGCCCCTCCCTGCGCTCGACCCAGAAGCTGCCCTCCCCGTGTCTCCTCATCGAGGGCATCGTACAGTCTCACAGCAGCCCATCCTCCCGCAGCTGCGCGATGTCATGGGCGTGGAAATGGCCGTAGCGACTTGTGCTGCTGACGGTGCCGCCGGTGGGGATGACGGACAGGTTGACGAGCGCCAGCCGCTTGGCCTCATGGCGGCGGGCATGGGGAGAGATGGACGTGTCATAGACCGGCTCGCTGTCGGTGCCGGTGATGAGGTGCCAGAGCAGCAGCGCGGCGGCGATGGCGGCGGCGATGGCGAGGACGATGGCGATGAGCTTCATCGGGCAACCGCTAAATAGGGCTTGACAATAGGCGGCTGAACTGATATCTTGTGTATATCAGATAAGCACTCACCGACAGGAGCACCGAAATGACCGACGTCATGACCACCACGAAGACCCCCGACTACGATGCACTCTTCGCGACCCACGAGACCGACCACGACGAGGATTGGTTCTCGTGCTCCATCTGCTCGCCACAGTTCGTCTTTGCGGCCCCGGAGCCCGTCGTGGCTCCGATCACCGACGCCGAAGCACGCGGCCTGGCCGACTCGTACGACCGAGTCAAGGCCAGCCGGCCCAGCAGCCCCTCCGGCAAGTGCCGCCGCTGCGACTCTTACTGCTACGGCGACTGCACCGTTGACTACTAGGTCCCGAGAGAGACAGGAGACACGACGATGACCGACCACACATGGACCATCAGCACTGACGAGCAGGCGCGCATCGACGCAGCCCACGAGCGATACCGCATGGTGCGCGGCGCCTATCACGGCACGAGCGACGATCGCATCGACCGCTGGTACACCGATGACACCGAGGGTCCGAGCGACCGGCGTGGTGATGGCTGGCGCACCCGTGCCGAAGCATGGGCGGCACTCGACGAGCGCATCGTGATGGATGCCCGCATGGATGCCCAGGTGAAGGCTTCGATGGTATCGGTGACCGAGATCGCGCAGCGTGCCGGCACGACACCGGGAACGGTGCATCAATGGCGGCACCGGCACGACACGTTCCCTGCGCCGGTCACGGTGCTGGCGACGGGGCCAGTGTGGTGGTGGGAGGATGTCGAACGCTGGCTGGCCATCCCACGCAAGGCTGGGCGACCCGCCAGGAAGTAGCCGCGCGGCGAGCTGTTCCGGAGTCATGACTTCGTCCATCATGCCCACTCCCGGCGCATGGCCCCGGTCATCGTCCAGTCGCGGCCCTCGGCGAGAGTCATGTCGAGATCGAAATAGATGACGCCCCACAGGCCCCTGACGCGCTTGACCGACCGCAGCCACCGGAGGCGACCGCCGGTGTCGTCCTCGAGCGTGCCTGTCTCGCCGATGAGGATCGGGACATCTGGTGCGAGTCGGCGCAACTCGCGCAGTGGTGCGCGCCACTGTCGGGCTGCCACGATGCGCTGGCCGTCCTGGCCGCGGTGCCCGAGGTCGTACCGTGTGAAGCCCACGTGCGAGACCACGGACCCGGGGAAGTAGGCCGCCATCTCCGCGACGTGATGCCCGCTGGGGCACCAGAACAGGCGGCAGCCGAGTCTCTTCGACACGTACCAGAACACCCTGACGTACAGGTGCGGTGGCATCTGGCCCCACGTGCGCCAGCCGTTGGGCGGCGCGTCCATCTCGTGGTCGAAGCGCACGATGGCATCGGCCGGAAGGGTCAACCGCAGGTGATCCAGCGCGGCGTCATGCTTGCCCGCGAGCAGGTCCCGGTAGCCTGCCTCGTCCAGGCCAGACTCCAGGTAGACGATGAGCCGGGCACCTTCTGGCACGTGGCGATGGAAGGGCGGCACCGCCCAGCGTCCGATGAGGCTGACCCATTGCACGACATGGCCGTTAGAGACGACGCCATCGCCCCGGATGCCATCGCGGGTGGCGCGGGTGAGGATCACGACTCGTCACCGAGCGCGAGGTAGGCATCGACAGCATCGGCGGCCCGGTCGTAGTGCTCGCACTCGGCAATGCCCGGTATCGGCCTGCCGACCGAGTCATGGTTGGAGCAAGCGCAGTCCTGCTGCAACTCCACCGCGGCGTCCACCAGCGCACTCAGGGCGCGACCTTCGGGCGTGGCGAGCAGGACATCGACTTCGCAGCCTCGCAGGGCTTTGCGCAGCACATCTTCGAGCTTCATCGCTCCGACCTCTGCGTCGACCTCATGCCCATCGGTGGCTGGCTCGGCGCGGGCTGTCTCGCGGGCGAGAGCGTCGAGCACGATGGCGGTGTCGCAGGGGTAGACCCGCTCGCAGGCGCAGACCTCTCGCCCGTCCGTGAAGACGATGTAGCGATAGTGGCGGTCCCTGATGGCATCCAGCTCGGTCATGGCTTGGCCTTGGGGCGTGGATACGGAGGCTCGGGGCGTGGACGGTCCGGCTCACGGAGGCACTCGATGGCTTGGCGCTCGATGATTCGCACCCAGCCCGGCACCTTGTCGATGACATCTGGCGGTGCTCCGGCGAAGATGAGGTCGCCGCGCAGTCCCGACTCTCCCGAGTGATAGCCCGAGCGGTCATCATGCGCACAGCGATAGTCGGCCTCGGCAGCAGCGAGAGCCCTGGTGGCATCCAGCTCGGTCATCGCGCCTCCTGCATTACGAACACATCCACCTGTGGTTGCTCGGTGATGTGCTGGACGTAGACCTTGGCGACGTCGATGGCCGCGACTTGCGAGTCGTCGGCATACGCGACCCCGGTGAGTGCATCCATAAGTGCTCTGGTCAGCTTGTCGAGATCGGGGCGCTTGTCGTGGCGTAGGCGGGCCGAAGGGCGTACCGATCCGTCGGCCAGAAAGTCGGACTTAGGCCGGGGCAGGGTGAACGTGGCGGCGAGCCGGAGCGGGCCAACGAGCATCTGGCTGGTGACTGCTCGCGCCTCCCATGCGATGGCGTCACGCCATTCATCGAGACCCTTCGTGGCGCTCGTGATAACCACCTTGTCACCTCGGACGAAGGCTCTCATGCTGCCCTGTGGGCGGGCGACGCCAGCGACGGTGAAGCTGACTGACTCGGTCATGCCGACAGCCCCAGCACTTCTTGACGGAGGCGGGTGGCTGCGACTTCGCAGTAGCGTTCCTCGATCTCGATGCCGATGGCCTTGCGGTTCAGCGACTTGGCTGCCACGAGGGTGGAGCCGGAGCCTGCGAAGGGGTCGAGGATGGTGCCTTGTGGGCACTTCCCGATGAGGTCGCCCATCAGGGAAACGGGCTTCATGTTTGGATGACTGCGCCCCTTAGACGTCCAAGTCACGACGGTATGCCCCGTGATGACACCGGAGTCACGCCTGCCCGAAAAGCCCCGCCCGATGATGTAGATGTGCTCCCAGTTGGGCTTCCACGGCATAGCCAGGTCGCCCATGCCAGAGGCTAGCCCTTTGTCCCACACGAGTACGGCGTTCGCCCCGGCGGGCGCGGCGGTCTTGCAGTGTCCGAACACGATGGCAGGACCGCTCCACATCGCGAGCATGTCATCGCGAGCCGCGAGGTCAGCGTCTCCAGCGATAGGCTCGTCGCGCCATGCGCTATCTGCCCGGTTGCTCGCATGTGCATACCCATACGGCGGGTCAGTGACCACCACGTCAGCCTCGATGCTCGGCAGCAGCTCACGACAGTCGCCGTGGTACAGCGTCACGTAGGCGTCGGAGTAGTAGGGGGTCATCGCGTCTCCCCGCAGTCGCACAGCTCGATGGTCCCGTGGTCCGGCCATTCGCCAGCGTGCCACTGATGGACGTGCTCTCGCGCCACGCAGCCATCGACGGCGCAGCGTCGGCGGAAGTCACCGAGTTCGACACTCGCGGTCCGGGGAGGGAGGGTGAAGGCGTGGATGTGCTCGATCATGCCGCGTCATCTCGGTGGGTCACCACGGCGATATCCGCGGTGCGATCGATGAACTTCTGCGCCTGTCTGCGGGCATTTTCGAGCCACGAGAACGGCGTATCGAAGCCCCGACCCTCGGCCTCTACCACTCGGCGGATGGTGTCGCCGTACTTGCGCAGCGTCTCATGACCGGCACCGTCGAGTCGCAGCCCCGCTGCGGCCTCGATGTCACGAACACGCTGCCGCGCGCGCTCGGCCGATGCGCGCTCGGTCTCGAGGCGGCTATCCATCTCGGAGATGCCACGGTCATAGCCCTTCTTCGTGGCCTCACGAACCGCCCGTAAGTTCGGGTCGGCGGCGAGTGCCCGTTTGAGCACTTGGGCGACAAAGCCGCGGGTGAATGGCTCCGGGTCGCGCCTCTCGGCCTCAGCGATGGTGTGAACGGTGCCGTTGTCCCATGCCTCCAGCAGACCCCACCCGAGAGGCAGCGACAGCGGGTCAACGATGCTCTTCGGGGCTACGACCCACCAGTACGTACAGAACGCGGCCAACGGGTCAGCCTTCTCGGGCTTGGCCAGCTCGCGACTCCAGTCGGACCGCGATGTCTTGCACTCGAAGCCATGGACCGGATGGCCGCGGCTGCCCCACAGCCCGATGGCGATGGCGTCAAATGTCCGCTTGTTCCAGCCAGCTCCCTGGCGGACTTGAGTCATCATCGCCCACTCGTTCTCGCCGTAGCGACTCTTGAGCGCTTCGACCAGCCTTGCCTCGGTCCAGCTCAGGGTGTAGGCGTGGGTGTGCTCGGTCATGCCGTCAGCCCCAGCACTTCTTGGCCGAGAACACGAGCCGCGATAGACACCCATCGCTCATCGGTCTCGTACCCGATGGCCTCGCGTCCGATGTCCTTAGCCGCTCGAAGCGTCGTGCCGCTGCCTGTGAACGGGTCGAGGACGAGCGCGGCCGGCGTAACTTCCAGGATGCGCCGCACCAGCGGACGAGGCACCGGGCAGGGGTGAGCTGTCTTGTCTGCGGACACGTTCTTGACTTGGTCGAAGTGCCACCAGTCATAGACCGGGCGACCGTCAGAGCCAGACTCGATGAGCGCGGCCACCCGCTTATCGGTCGGGTTCTTGTATGGCTGCTTGACTAGGGCGAGGTCGGGCGAGCAGCCGAACCACGACACCAAGCGCCACTGACGCGACGTCAAATGCCCGTTATAGACCCACGCCACACACCGCTCGGGTGCTTGCCCGATAGCATCAGCCAGCGGAAACATCGCCTCGGCGTAGTGGATGACCACGCTGGGCGGGCGACATGTCGCTGCTATCAGCTCCGCGTATTCGCCAGTAGACAGTTGGTCCAAGTACCCGCCACGGCCATAATCGAAGCCGATGTTATAGGGCGGGTCCGTCACTACAAGTCCCTCGATATCCCGAACGGACCGCCCGTCGCCGTGGTACAGCGTCACGTAGGCGTCGGAGTAGTAGGGGGTCATCTCGCCCTCCGCTGCATCGCGATCATGCCGTCAGCCCCATCTGCACTGGTTCGGGCACCAGGCCCACAAGACGTTGCTCCGCGATGGCGATGTACTCGGCCTCGCGTTCGATGCCGACCCACTTGATGCCTTCCAGCGTCGCGGCCTTGGCGGTAGTGCCGCTGCCGAGAAATGGGTCGAGGATGGTGCCGTCCTGCGGTGTCACGAGGCGGATGAGATGGCGCATTAGCGCGGTGGGCTTCACGGCTTGGGTCGGGTGGACGTTCACACGTCCACGCCGACCAGCATCACCGCCTTCCTGGTCACGAAGCGGAGGCAGCCCGCAGCTTGCGCAGACGCTTGGACTCGACGACGCGCCTGATATGGCAGGGGCGGCATCGTCCGTAGAGGGGCCAGCCTTCGGCTGAGAAGTACCACCATTCGAGGTCAAGCGGTCGGAAGAGGCTACAGATGGAGCACTGTTTCCACCACTCGCCATCGATGAGCTTCGAGCCAGAGTGGAGCCGTTTGTGGGTGACGGTATCGACGGCCTGGAGGTTCTCGATCCGGTTGTCTTGTTTGTCGCCGTTGATGTGGTGGACATGCTGTCCGGGTGGGACGGGTCCGAAGTGCCGCTCCCATTCGACGACATGAGCGAGTCGAAGCCGTCCCTCGACGTTGCCCCGGAGATAGCCCTTGGCTGTGACGTGGAAGCCGTCTGGTCGGGCTGGCTTAGGCCCTCGTTTTCCCATGCCCCTAGTTTAACAGTTTCACAGGTGCAGTGTGTGGTTTCCAGCGCACCCGGCACGTCCGGTTCCCTGTCTCGCCGTGACGCCTTCGGCACAAGAAAGAAACGTGAGTAGGTGCCGGTGTCGCCGTAGCCGACAGCCTCGCCGCCGCCCCTTATCGTTTGGCCCGGCGACTTGTCGCGGTCGGTAGGGTTCCACGCCCCATCTCCACCGCCACCTCGCACGCCGTAGCCGCCACCAGCGTTCCCCCCGCCCACTACGCCATCCCAGCCGCCATCGAAGACGGGGTCTGTGAGGACTAGATTGCTAGGCCAGCGACCGCCAACGGTTGCCATCAGCCAGCGTCCTGCTTCGCGGCTATCGGCGCCGTAGACTGCGCTGTTGTTCTTGCCGGAGCGGACGTATACGGCGTCGTTGAGCCTGTCGTCATCGCTCACGGGGATCCGGCACTCGTCGATGCGCAACGGCTGCAACGGTCCCGGCTTCCTCGCAAGGACTATCGGCTCGTGGGCTGGTTTGAGGCTGCTCTTGGACTTCGGAAAGCCGCTGTTGCCGGTGACGAACACGACGCCGTTGCGACGGGCTACGAAGGCCCCGCTGGGGACGGTGATGCACCAGACGGTTCCGACATACGGGACGGTGCGTACCGTGTCCGGTTCGCTGTCCCCAGCGGGCACTTCCCCCACTCGTAGAGCTTGTGCGTCCGGTTGTCGGGCCACATGGTCAGGTTGTCCAGTCGATTGTCGGACGGGACGTGGTTCTCGTGATTCACGACCTCGGTGCGCGTCATCAGGAAGCCGCAGGCCGATGCCATCACCAGCCGGTGCTCCATCACGTAGCCATCCCCGCGTGCCATCGGACGCGCCCACTCCGGCGAGCGCACGTACCGGACGCCCGAGTAGTTCCCATGCTTCTTGAACACGGTGACGCCGCCCTTCCAGGCGGGATTGTTCGGGCCGGTCATGCGCACCCGGCCAGCCTCGCGGCGCTCCGGGGTCCACTCGGGACGTGGAGCCGCCACCAGCGCCGCCGCCCGCAGCTTGCCGTTGCACGACCGGGAGCATGTCGGCGCGGCGACCGATCGCAGCCATGCGTCCGGCTTCCAGACTTCCGTCTCGCAGACCGCGCAGCGGATGAGCCGGCCCTTGCGGTCGGCCATCGGCTTGAGTTTCCCCGTTCGCCCCTGCGACAGCAGAGCCGACCGGCACACGGTCGAGCACGACTTCGCTCGTGTCGCCTGGTACCTGTCCCATGTCGGGAACTCGGCCCCACAGGCCACGCAGGTCCGCGTCACCGGGAAGTGGTACACGATCCGCGGCATCTAGGACGACCCGGTGGTTGAGCGTGACCAGCGACGGGCCGACTTCCACCATGTCGCCTTCGTGGTGGTATCGGTGGACGTGCTCGATGGGCTCCCACCGGATGGCTCCGGTGGTCGGGTCGAACGCTGCTGCGAGTTGTCCTTCACTGGCGCTATTGTACCGTACCCACCCATCAGACGTGAGCACTTCCGTATCGTCGGACAGGCACGCGTACGCCCACACGAGCATGTCCCTGATGATCCAGCCGGCGTCCTCCAGCGCCACGGTGAGGCGATGGACCGTCCTGGTGCCACCGAACGCGAGCAGGTAGGCGCCGGGCTTGGCTACGCGCAGGGCTTCGGTGGCCCAGCGTTGGTGCCATTGCTGCATATGAGCGGCATGGCCGAAGCGCGGAAGCGCCTTGAGGTTGTCGTACATGTGGCCGCTGTCGTTGGTAAACGTCCGGCCCTCGTCCTTCGGCGCGTGGAAGCCTGCACCGTCCAGCCGGTCCCATTCCTTGCCCATGAACTCCAACCCGTACGGCGGGTCCGTCACGATGGCGTCGATGCTGTCAGGCTCCATGCCCGCCATGACCTCGACGCAGTCGCCGTGGACGATCATCGTCGCACCCCGGCGAGTCGGTCCCGCAGCTCACGACGATGCGACGTGGCCCAGATTCGACCCGCCTGTGGACCTGTCCCACGATGGTGTCCGGCACAAAGGGCGATGTGGTCCTCGGGCAGGACGTGGCGAGCTCCGATGGCGCCGTGACGGACGTAGTCGGCTTCGAGTCGGCTCATGTCCCACGGGCTGCACTCGTGGCCCCATTCGTCGAAGCACACTCCGGCGGCCGGGTCCACCAGCGCGGCCACGCAGCGCTTGTCCCGGAGCAGCACCGTCTGTCGCATCTCTCCGACGCTCACAGCAACCCCCATTGCTCTGCCATCGCTGCGGCGATACCGGGCAGGGTGCGGCTGCGCTCGCGCCATCGGTCAGGACCGGGCGCCATCCGGTGTACTCGGGCCTCCCTGCCAACCACGATATCCGTGGGCACCAGCGGAGGCAGACCCTTGAGCCAGAGACACGTTGCCTTCGTCTCACCGTGGCCGAACTGCCACGGTTGGATGATCTGGTCTGGCTTGCGTATCGCGCTGCTGATGATGCTTACCGGGTTCTCCAGCGCGATACGCGGGATAGGCGCATCGAGCAGAGACTGCACGAATGCCAGTGCTCGCCCCTGGCGTCCGTCCGCACGCTTCGCGGGGAACCAACGGGCGCCGCTGACGGCGATGTCGGTGCAGGGAGGATGGGCGATCATCAGGTCCCACCCGTCATCGATGAACCTGAGCACGTCGCCTTCGATGTGCGGCCCCGGCTGTTCGGTCGGCAGAAGATCGACACTCAGAGCAACGTGCCCACGAGCGCGGAACGCATCGCGCACGACGCCGCTGAACTCGCAGGCGATGAGGACTCTCACTTGGCCAGCAGCCCGCTGTCGGCGAGCATCGAGCCGAGGCGCTGCATGTTCGCGGTGCGCTGCTCTTCGGGCATGGACTCCATGAGCACCAGCTCCCGGCGTTGGTGCTCCAGCTCCGAACTGGCGGCGCGCTCCTTCGATGCCCTGGCGCTCTGCCGGGACGCCGAGACGCAGCGAGCTTCGACGCGGCCCAGGAAGTCGGTGACGTTGGGGTCCTCCTGCCACGCCCCGGCCATCGCGGAGCGGAGGGCGTCGTCGCCGTGGTCTGTGACGAGACGATCGAGCCACGCCATGACGGTGGCTTTGGGTGCCCTCCCGGTGAGCCGGAAGTAGTCATCGACGGCATCCTCATCGGTCGCGCGCCCGTTGTCTCGTCTCGTCTCGTCTTGTCTCGTCTCGTCTCGTCTAGGCAGTTGACGTGCAACTGTCGTAGCAGTGCTACGGGGACTGCTAGTAGCACTGCTAGTAGCACTGCTAGTAGCAGTGCTACTAGCATGGCGAGAGCGTGCCGCTCGGCTTGCCTTGGCACTTCTCTCTGCCCGCTCCTTATCGATTCCGCGAAGGGTGTACCGGGCACCGTCGAGAGTCGCAAGGCCGATCTGTTCCAGCCTCGTGATGGCCTTCCTCGTGGTGTAGCCGGCCCATCTGGCCCGGGTCGGGTACGCCTGGTCAGCCGCCACGAGCAAGCGGGTGTAATCAGCCAGCAGCGGGCCGTCGTAGACCTCTGGGTAGTCTTCGGCCAGCTCGTGATAGATGCGTGAGTACGGGCGGTCGGTCACTTCACCCGACCCTTCCATCCACAGAGACACTGGACCGGGCGGCCCCCATGCCATGAGTCACCGAGGTCGAGCGTGCCACAGCACGCCGTGTAGCGGCGGACTCGCGGTGGTAGGACTCCAGGTCGTTCGGCCACCAGGCCAAGCACTTCAGACACCGCTTCTCTACGTCGCACATCCACTCGCGCTGGTTGGTGTACGGTCACGATGGACCTCCGGTACTGGTGGCTTGAACACTCCCAGTGTCGGGGGTCTCATCTACGACTCGCAAGGTGTCTGTCCACGAACTCCCCTCGCGCTTGTCTGAGCGTGAGGTCGGGCTGTGGATATCGAACGGGCGTTCTAGCCAGCGACATTCGTGGAGTCCGCCACCGGCTCCCATCAGCGTTAGCCGATCGTCCTCGTCTCTGATCCAGCAGACCGTCTCGCCGCATCCCTGGCAGCGGCAAGGTCCGAGGATGGCGTGGACCAGGTTCATGCCACTGCCTTCTTTGCCACGATCTTGCGCAGCGGTGTCACGCTGAACAGCTCGCAGCTCGTCTCACCACACTCCTCACCGGAACAGCGGCGACAGAACGCCGCCACCAACGAGCGGTGTTGAAATAGCATCCCGTCGCTCACATCGAGCTGGAACAGCGCGCGGCGCAAAGTCAGGTGCTTGGTGAGCGTCGCCACGCCGCGCTGCTGGCAGGCAGCGGAGCAGAAGCGTCGGCGTTGCTTGCCCACCAGTGATCCCGTGGGCACCAGGAAGCCGACGCCGCAGCCCTCGCATGTCAGCGTCCGGATCTCGACCAACGCGTCATACAGCCCGGGCGCTTCGAGGTAGTCCGCGATGCGCTGCGCTGTGTCGAGCTTCGGGACGGTCATCTTCTTTCGGATGCTGTGGATGGTGTTGCGGTCGAGTCCTGCGGCGTCGGCGATGTCCTGCCATTTGACGCCGCGAAAGGCTTTCATGGCGGCGAGGCGACCGGCGAACTGCGCGACGGCAGGCATATCGGCGTAGCGTTCGGCTCCGGGCCTCACCGGTTGACCCTCATCAGAAGGACAGGTCGTCGAAGAAGTTCTCGTCTCGTTGTGACGGAGCAGAGGAGGACACTCCTCCTGGGGGATGCGTCTCTATCCAGTCACGGGAAGGCTTGTTGGTGCAGCGCGGCGCGCCCTGCTCGGTGTCGCACGTCCAAAAGGCGTGATACTCCCTGCCGGTGGTCTTGGAGACACCGGACGCGATGGCCTTCCAGGGGCCATGCTCGGGGCACTCGTCGGCGTTGATCCAGTTAGCGTTGCCACGGCCCGCAGGCTGCGCGGCCACGGCGTTGATGACGACGGCGATGGGCACCTTGTCCACGGTATCGTCGTCGTAGTGGATGGTGATACCGATGGCGGACTTGCGGGTCATGCTGCTTTCACCCTCCTGCTTCTGTCTCGGTCCCATTCGTAGAGGTCACGGCACGCGAGGAACGCTCGGAACTCGGCGTCCGTCACGTCGAAACGCACCATCTCCGTGCCGTCAGGACGCACGTGAAGGACGCCGTAGTGGGTCGCTTGTGGCACCCGATATGGCTTCGGGTCATCCGGCACCCCGGCATGGTCCGCCCACCTGATGGCGGCTAGCTGTAGGCCGGTTTCGGCGTACACGCCCGAGGATGTCTTCACGTCCACCAGCCAGATATCCCCGTCGATCGTCATAGCGAGGTCACCCGTGGCGCCGTATCGCTCTGTCTCGGAGACGACCATGAACTCCGAGGCGATGATCTTGGGCTTGCGGTCCGTGCCCCACTTGACGAACCCCTCGAGCCCCTTTGCTACGTCATCGGGGAGCGGCCACACACACGGCGGCTCGTCGTGCCGGGTGCACCCTTCGGCCGACTCTTTCCTGACGCGATGCTCGATGGCCTGATGTGTGAGCGTCCCGATGTTGCCGGCGTCGTCTCTGGCCTTGTCAGCAGCCGACGCGAGCATCTTGACGACCGCATCTTCGGTACTCGTCTTGAGCAGGCTTGGGATAGCCTCGATATGCCGGATAGCAGCCAGGGCACCCTGACGTTTGAACCAATCCCCGAGCTGAGGCTTGTCCTTCTTGTTCATGATCGTCGTAGCTCCGGGGAAACCGACCGCCTGATGGATGCCACAGACGTAGCGGTGCCACGAGATGGAGCCTCGACGTTGTGTGTCGCGAGCCAGACCTACGCTCATCTTCCGGCCGCCAGTGCCACTGTCACGTCGTCGCAGCTCTTGCACAGCACGCCGACGAGACGGAAGTGCTTGGGGTGCGGCAGGGTATTGCCGCAGCGGGTGAGCACGGTTCCGTCACGGTCACACGTGTCAGCGATGTGTTGGACGCCCGCCTTGGAGCGCGCGACTCGGTGGGGGCCAGGGGCAGGAGGAAGGTTCCCTGCCCCTGGCATGGCTGGAGTCACGAGGTGCTGCTCGTCAGATGGAAGCGACTGCACGACGGGCACCTGAAGACGTGCGGGTACCTGCGGGCCTTGAAGCGCCGCTTGCTGGACAGTGCCCGTTTCGCCGCCTGCTCCGATCGGAAAGTCTCCTTGGGTAGCCCTCGGTTGCTCTGGCAAAAGAAGCCCACGGTTGCTGTCATGCACGTTCCCTCCTTGCATCATCTAGCTCGTGATGGCTGCGACGATGTGCAGCCCGATGTAGAGCGCGCCGGCGGCGATGAAGACGACCCAGACGCCGTTCAGCGGGTCACGCTCGACGCGGTCGGCGATACGGCGCAACAAGTTCATGCCGATACCTCTCGCTCTTGCGTCTCGCCACAACGACAGCGCCACGACTCGCGGATAGGCCCGATCCGCGCGTCGAAGATGTCCGTGATGTACACGTCCGTCTGGACGTAACGAAACCGATGGACGTGGAGCCGCCTGCGCCGGACGTGGTTGAGCTCGACGGTCATGCGGCCCGTCCCAGCGCCAGCAGCGCGGCACGTCGAGCCTCGACAGCTTCATCACAGACGCGATGGATGCGAGAGACGAGCGCCTGGCGCTCACCACGGGCGCGGACATCACGGAGAGCGTCGGCGATGATGCGGGATCGCATCTGTTCGAGGTCGGCGTTCATCGCTAGTACCACGAGACCACCCGGAAGTGACGCAGCGCCCGGCAGGGTCCGCCGTAGCGCGCCTTGACGTAACTCAGACCCCAGCGGACCTGGGTCATGGCGTTGGTGCGCCAGTCGCTCCCGGCACTCCGCATCTTTCGTCCGGGTAACGCCTGCGGGATGCCATAGGCACGGCCCCATCGGGTCATCGGTCCACGTGCATCGACGCGCCAGCCGCTCTCGTTGCTCCACAAGCGGTGCAGGCAGGCGAACTGCCACGGGTGCATCTGGCCCTTGAGCCAGACACGAGCCCTGAACACGTCTTCGCTCATGCGCGCATCGGCGGGGACGGCGGTGAGGGTGAGCACGGCGGTGAGGGTGAGCACGGCGGCGAGGGCGAGGGCTTTCATGCGACCCTCACCAGCGTCCGCCCGTGGTCACGACAGCGCCCATCGAGGATGCCGTCGGTCAGCGTGGCCTTGATATCGTTGAGCGAGTTGGCGCACTTCGGGCACGTCGGGGACTGCGGGGGGATGACGCTCATCCGCGCTTTCCCGACGAGTCTGTAGACCGCTACCCGGTTCGGGAGTCGTGTCGTCCTGATCTCGTAGCCGTACCAATGGCGCAACTCCCACACCTGCCTGGCCACATGCACCAGTGGCAGGTCACGCTGGAGGTCCAGCGTCGAAGCGGGGCCGCGAGAGAGCAGCGACAGGAGCATGCGGGCGCGTTCGTTCTCCGCGAAGGGGAGGATGACTTCCGGCTTCATAGCCCCAGACCCACCTGCACGGCGGGAAGGGTCGCTTTAGGGGGGTCCTGTCTGGCCGCAAGCGACGCTGCGCGCGCCTTCGATGTGTCCCGCGTCCCGCCGATAGCCCCACCCCCGCCGGCGAGACACGCGGTCCAGCCTTCGGACATGTGGGGGATCATGCTCAGGGACTTCGAGCCGCACTTGTAGCAGCGGCTCGTGGCTGCCATGCCCTCGCCGCAGTCACGGCACCGGGCGTCGAGCTTGCCCTGCTGCCAGAGCTTGTCCGTCATGCTGCTGCCTCGGCAGGAGCGGAAGCGGGGCCAGGCTCGAAATCGCTCACATCGGGCGTATCGGCCCTGCGCTTCCACTCCTGCAGGAGGTCGCCCACGAACGCCTTGGCAGCGATCTTGCGGGCGATACGGTCAGACTCGAATGGGCGGAGGCCATGCGTAGGCTCGATCTCATACGGCGACTCGGCCTCCGCCCTTGTGTGGTCTGGAGCGTCGGGGCCAGGCAGGGCGTCGACCTCACTCCGGCTGTCGGCCCCGCGCTCCCTTATCAAGCGCGCCTTGCTGTCGTCGTAGATGTCGCGGTAGCGCGGCACGCGGTTGCGCACGATGGCGTCGGCGATGCCGTCGGGCTGCAGGACGGCGGTGCGCCCCAGCGGGTCCCAGTCGGCCTGCTGCCCCTTCTGCTTGCGCGGGCTGCGACCGTTGACGACATGGAGGCCGAGGTAGTGCCACACGGACCGCGTGCCGGTCCCCCGACGTGGCTCCTGCACGATGCCGGGACAATGCTCGCCGTCCACAGCTTGAAACGGGCAACTGCCCAATCTATTTGTCGGAACGAACGTATGTCCCATCGTGCATTGCTGGCCGGGGAACCGACGCGGGTCACCGATACGGGCGATGAGGCGCGCTGTATGGACACCGCCTAGTCCTGACAGTTCCGAAAGGAAGCCATCCCACAGGACGTGCTGGCGTAGCGCCTTCTTGAGCTGATCGCCGAAGTGCGTCTCGACCTTGAGCAGTACCGCCACGTCCTTGTCGGTGAGGCCACGCTGAGCGGCCGCCTTGCGCATCTGTTGGAAGTCCATCCACATCGATGCGAGCTGGCCGAGTAGCTCGGTGCTCGCATCGATGTAGCGCGTAGTGGCGCCAGGCGGAAGCTCGCTCTCAAGCTGTGGTTCGGCGCCAAGACGCGCTTCGCTCACGACGATGTCAGCGGCGCCGGTCATGACCATGCCTTCTGCGCTTCCTTCCTGATGCGCTCCAGTACCACCTTCGGTAGGTCACGCCCGGTAGCGGCCTTGTGCTTCGTCAGCGCGGCCTCGTACTCGGCCATCAACTTCACACGGCGCTGCCACCCCTCGACCTGGGCATCGCTGCGCGACCGGAATGACCTCACGTCATCCATCGAGAAGTCGATGAGCGGCCTGACCAGGCCGTCGTGACCCACCAGGCGGACCCGTTGCATCACGTCAGCCAGCGCAGCCGGTGAGTGGCGGGTGTTGAGCTGGAAGCGACCGAGGAACGCGGCCCGATCGTCCTTGCCGGCCGACTCGTCGGGTAGCCGGTTGAAGCGTCCCGCGATATCGCCTGCCATCGACGCAAGCCCGCGGACAGCGAGGGTGTCCCGTGCGTCGTCGTCGAGCGTCGCGGCGAGGTAGACGCGGACCGCAGCCAGCGCCAGCGTCAGGCCCTCTTCCTCGCTGAGTCGCAGGACGCGGGAGATAAGGACATCGAGGCCAGGAAGAGCTTCGCTCTCACGGAAGATATCGGCCTCGATGTCCTTGTGTCGACCAGGGACTACAACGCTCTCATGCGGACGTTCGGTCGGCATCTGTTGGATGGTCATGCCGTCGTCTCGACCTTGACCGGAGCGCGGTCATCGCCCAATGCCCGGAGGATGGCGCGAGCCTCGTCGGCCGTGGGCACCAGGCGCTTGGTCTCGATGCGCGACAGGTCACCCTTGTTGAGGCCGGCGCGTCGCGCTACCTCCGACAGTGTCAGGCCGCGCTGTTCGCGCTGTTCGCGCCAATCGGGTGTCCGTGTCCGTTTCATGTGCAACGTACCCTAGCGCTCGTTACAACACTTGGCAAGCCACTATATGTAGTACACCCGACCGACTTCACCACAACATGTAGTGGAAACAGAAAAGCCCCTGCCCACGGCGACCCAATGGGGCGTGAACAGATGACCTTCCGCCGCAAGACAGCGAAAAGCCCCGCCCCGTCCCGAAGGACGAAGCGGGGCATGTGTAGCGGCAGGGAGCCTCAGGTCGCGAAGAGCCTCACGGCCATGAACGAGGCGCCGGTCACGTTGAGAGCGCCACCGCTGGACTGACGCACCGTACAGGCGACGTAGTCGGCAGCGGACAACAGTGCCAACGTCGCCGGCGTACCGATCTCATGGGTGACGCTGTTGCCGGGCGAGATGCGCGTCACGGACCCGGGGACGGTCGTACCCACACCGCCGGTGCCGTTCAGCTCTATCTCGATCTGGATGAATCCCGCCACGCTGGTGTCCCAGGCGGCGTGTGCGCTGAGCAGGTAATAGCCGCCTCCACCGGTCGGGACGGTCAGTCGCGCGTTGTTCGTGACGGTATCGTGGAAGGCGTCGCTGTCGAAGATATCCGCGGCGTTGAACAGGATGCTCGTATCGGTCGCGTCGGCGATGGACTGGTTGCTCGTGCGACTTGCCTTGACGCCGTAGAGCGCGGACTTGATCTTGGAGATGACGGAGTCGCTGGTGATGCCGCTCGTGGTGAGAGCGTCTTTCAGCCAGGTCTCATTGTCGCGCACATGCGTGTCGAGCTCTGCGGCCGTTAGCTGCGCTGCGGCTGACCACGTTTTCGGTGCCGTCCAACTTGCCATATGGAGTCTCCTTAGTACGCCAGGACGGTCGAGCCGTCAAGCAGGGAACCAGCGGAGTCCAGCGTGAACCACGCCGTATGTGCCGGTAGCTCTTCGAGGTCATAGGTCGGCGTCCAGACGTGGGCGCCGCCAGTGACGCTCACGCCATAGCTGCGGACGACCATCGGTAGTGAGGCGATGCGCCAGCGGTCCGCTGACAACGTGACGTGGCTCGTGACATCCAGCGCGAGGATGCGCGCGAACTCCCGTTGCTCATCCACCAATGTCAGGGCGATGCGCGCCTCGCCAGAACGCCAGAGGTGGAAATCGCCGAGGCCCTGGGCATCGCCAAGGGACGGGACGTAGGCGTTGACTTCGGGGCCGTCTAGGTAGCCATGCCGCAGGATCGATAGCCCGTCCTCGCGCTCTACGTCCGCGGCTTCGCGGGGCAGGAACGGGCGTCCGGAGAGGCCGAAGAACTCGATGTCATCCGCGGCCGTCGCCCACCAGTCGATGATGACCTCGGTGGGGTCCACGGTGAGGATGGTGTAGACCGTCGCGGCGACCGTCGCATCGAACATCGCCACTGACAGACCTGCCACGGGGATGGCGAAGCCGACCGACTTGGTCATCGTCGCTCCGGCGGCCATGCTGAAGGGCACGAGCGCATCGGGATAGATGCGTGTCGTGGTATCGATGGTGATGGTCTTGACGACGATGCGCCGCCGCTTGCCCTTGCCCCGGATGTCCCATCGGCCGAGGTAACCGTCGAGAAATGGGAAGGGCGTGCGGGTGGTCAGGAACTCCGGCTCAGGGATGCCGGTGTTGTCACCGATACGGGAGTCGGTGAAGGCGAGGTAGGGAGGGTCGGCCGGGTCCGCGTCTCCGGCGTACGTCGTGGCGGCCTGCGCTGGGTCGGCGGCGCGGGCGAGCCATGTGTAGAGCTGCCCGAACTTGACATCGGGCGGCAGCACCAGCCTGTCATAGCTCTGCCACGTCACCCGTCGGCGGTTCTGCAATCGCTCGAAGCCGGAGCTGTGCGACGTGATATCGGCGAAGTCCTCGTCGATGGTCGTACCCGCCGCGGTGTCCGTCAGCGCCGCACGGTCCACCGTCGTGTACCGCCAGGGAGCGTTGGCATCGTAGCGCGGCGCGATGTAGTGAACGGTCGCGGTCGCCTCGTTGAGTGCTGACAGATAGCTAGCGAGGTCCGTCACGTCGGCGGTGCCGTCAAAGAATGTCGAGCCCTCGATGCCGTTCGCGAGGTCCATCCGGCTGTAGCCGAGGATGTCAGCGGCGACACGGCTCCAGCGTTGCTTCCCGTACATCAGGCCCTGGCTGATGGCGAACCGACGCGAGTCGCTGTAGCTCTTGGACTCGATGAAGTCCTGCCGGATACCGACGCGCCCGATGCTCGCCAACTGGTCCGTGCCGGTGATGATGACGCGAGCCTCGAACGGTGATGGCGCGATATCGGAGATGGTGCCGACGAAGAGCGGATAGCCGTCCGCACCATAGTCGGCGCGTCCGAGCACCGGCCTCCCCGGGGCGAGCGAGCCGTAGAGCGAACTGGGGCCGGCGTGCAGGCGCCTGCTATCGTCGGCAGAGAGCACGGCAGGGCCGAGCGCCACCTCGTCCTCGAAGCCGGTCAGGCCAGACGTTCCACTACCGCCGATCCGCGATGTCACAGCGAGGGTACCGATGTTCTGTGTCGATGCCCGCGAGCCAGCCAGCACGCCATCGAAGTACAGCCGCATCGTGGCACCGTCATAGGTCGCGACGATGGAGTGCCACGCGTCAAACGATGGCGTCGGCTGGGCCACTTCGAGGTCATCGAAGGTCGAGGAGTCGTCCCGTCGGAACAGGATGCTATTTCCGTCTGCTGACCAGGAGAGGGCGACGCCGCCGTTAGCTGCCACGCGGCGGAAGAGCCACGCCGACTCGCCGGCAGTCTCGCCCGTGCGCTTGACCCTCAGGGCGATCGAGAACGAACCCGTCCCCTCCATGAAGTCGAAGTCAGCGTGGTCTGCGACCTGGACTTGACCACTGGTCGCTCCCGCATCGGCGAACAGGACCGATGGGTCGGCGTCGCCCGGTGCGAGGCTGCCTGGCTTGCCGAGCGTGTACGTCCCGGCATACGTGCCGTTGCGGGTGCCGATGCTGTCGTAGGCAGTGGTGCCGGCCAGTTCGCCGAGTCGCCACATGTGGGCGAACCCGAGCGCTTCGTGGAGCTTGAGGTTATCGCCGTTGGCGGGCTGGTAGTTGCCGGCCGGGTCGATGACGGACAGCGTGAACGTGCCCGCCGCCTCGTTGCCGCCATCGAAGTTCGCACCACGCTGCCAGGAGAAGTCACCGAGGGCAGAGCCCAACTCATCGAGGGAGTCGTATACCTCGATGTGGGTAACTTTGAACGCGAGCGTCGAGGCGGCGGCGTTCTGCAACGTCAGGAGCGCATCGGTACGGTCGCTGGTCGGTGTCCAGTCCAGCGTGTAGGTCGCCCAGGCACTGCCCAGCGTCACATCGCTCGTCGAGCGGTCGGCCGAGGTGCCGAGCGAGCCGAACCGTAGGCGCAGGGTGGCGCCAGACCCCCCGTTCTGCCGAACGACGAGGCGCAGCCGATACGTCCGGCCCGCCACGAACCGCCGGTCTCCGAGGGGGTAGTCGACCCCACTGCCATCCGTCGCGGTCGTCGTCACGCTCAGATATCGCTCCTCCGTGCCATCGGCATCGGTGACGTATGGTGTGGTCGTGGTCGTGGTCAGCGTGGTCGGTGCCGACGCGATGTAGCTGGCGCTGGCGTCCCATCCGACGATGGTCTGGGCACCGCTCGATAGCAGCCTGCCGGTGCCATTCTCGACGCACGAGAAACCCTCGGGCTGGTACAGCGTCACGTCATCGATATTCACCGTGAGGATCTCGCCCGTGATGGTGACGAGCGCGAGCTGGGCATCGGTGATGACGGTCGTACCGCGCGGGGACCACAGCAGGCGGTACGGCGTCCACTGGTCGGCAAGGTCGGTGATGACCAACTCGTCACGTTGTGACGTCGTGCCTTGCGAGCCGAGGACGAGCTTGCAGATGCGGGGACCGGAGACCCACCTGAGCCATGCGGTCACGGCATAGATGGTGCCGTAGTCCTTCTCGGGGTAGTAGCCCCACGCACCCAGGTCATAGTTGACGCCAGAGCCGGCGGTCGCGGTCGTGACGAGCTGGCCACAGGCGAGCCCGGTACGATCGTCCGTGGTGATGCGCGTGATGCTGGTGCCGGCACCGTTGATGCCAGCGGACACGGACCACCCGGTCGTGTCCACTTCGAAGCCGGGATTGGCGACCCTGTTGTACTGCTCAGGCCGCCAGAGCACACGGACGTGCGGGATGGGTACGAGTGTGCTGGTAGCCATCTAGCTTTGCTGGCGCATCCAGCGCACGATGGCAGGCCCGGCAGCGGCAGCGAACTGCTGTGCTCCGAGGGGGGAACCGAGGACGATACCGCCCGCCATGCTGATGTTGACGGTGACGCCGCCGCCACGAGATGCACCAGGGATCGGCTCGACCCGCGTCACGCCCCCGACGTTGCGGATGCGCTCCATCCCGCGCTCGCCGACTAGGCCATAGTCGCCGGGCGAGTACGTGGCGCCGTGGGCACCGTCCTTGCGCGCACCCTTGCGCTCATCGAGGACAGCGAAACGGCCCGTGATGGCAGGGGTGCTGATACCACCCAATGCCCCGAGCAGGGTCTTGATGAGTGACAGTTGACGGACGGCATGCTCGCCGCCTTCGAGCAGGACGCGCGCGATGGTCTTCTTGGGGACGTTGCCCAGCTCGGTGCTCAGCTCCTGCACCTTCTTGCGCTGCTTTTCCATCTCGGTCCGCACGTCTCTGCGGGACGCCAGTTCCGTCTCGGCCTGACGCAACTGGTCCAGGGAGAACTTGGCGATATCATCGCGGCCCTTGAGCAATGCCCTGGTGTAGCGCGTGGACCATTTGTCCACCGCATCGCTCAGCAACTTGATGGACTTGCGATTTTCGTTGGGGCCATCGATGAGCTTCTGGAAGAGCTTTTCGGTCTGCTTCGCTTCGCCGCGAAGCTCCTGGAATGTCTCAGCCGCCTCCTCCATCGCATCATCAAGGGCCTGCATACGCGCGCCATAGGCCGCCGTGGCGAGCGCAGCGGCTCTTAGCGTCCCGGCCTGTTTCGCCGATGCGTCCGTGGCGTCCTCGGTGCCCAGCGACAATCCGATGAACGAGCCGGTCAGCGCCTTGACCATGATGTCCTGCTGGCGCATTTGCTCGGCCACGGCCATGGCAGCGGCGCGGGCCTTCTCGATGGCCTCGGTGTTAGTCTCGACCGCCTCGGTCGCCGCTTCCCACGTATCGACGAAATAGATGTTCTGCGCCGCCAGGTCCAGCAGGATCGTGATCTGCTCCCGGATCTTGACACCAGACATACCAACGGCCCGCGTCAGCTCTATGGTCTGCCCGGTCTCGGCCGCGAGGAGAGCGATGACGGCTTCGTTCGCGGCGAACTTGTCGGTGCCGCTTGCGGCGTAATAGGCGCGCTCCGCCGCGATGAGCGCTTCGATGGCGGTGACCTGTGCCCCCGTAGAGTTGGCGGCGCGCTCCTGCGCCGCATCGTACGCCAGGATCTGTTCGACGGTGACGCCGGCCTCCTTGGCGATCTCCGGCAACTTCTCCAGATAGTCCTGCTGGAGCGCGAGGTTCGGGTCAAGGAAGCGATTCAGGTTGTTGAACGCGTCGCCAAGGTTGCCGATGGCGTCGGCGATCTTCGGGATGACATCAGCGGCGAAGGACGCGAAGTCAGCCATCAGCGGCGTGAGTACCGACCCGAGGTCTTCCATCGCGTTCTGTAGCGCGAGCTGCGCGACGACACCCTTGCCCTGCGCCGTATCGGCGAATGTCTCGGCCTGCCCCGCGGCCATCTTCTGGACAGCAGCGAGAGCTTCAGTCGCCGAGGTGCCCGCCTTGAGCTGGATACCGTAGCGGCGCAGGATACTGACGTTGCCGCCGTAGACCTTGCCAAGCAGCGTGCCAGCGTCCGCGAGGCTCATGTCCTTGAGGCGTGCGAGGTCCATCGCGGTACGCTGGAGACGGAGGGCTTCCTCGTGGTCTTTCGTGACAGCCACGAGCTGGCGCAACGAGTCGCGCTGTTCGTCATCGGCGAAGGCCAGTTGCTCCCGCGCCGAGATGACTTCCTCGATGGCATTCATATTGCCGTCCCAGCTCGCGGAGTTCTCCTCGAGGGAACGGGACAACTGCGCGATCGACGCCTCTTCCTCGGCGGCCGCAGTCACAGCGTCGCCGAGGAAGTCGGTGACCATGCCGATGCCCTTGCCCACCAGGGCGACGGGATTGAGCATCTGCCCGAAGCTCTGGCCGACGCCCTGGAAGACGGACCCCATCAGGCCGCCCTTCTTGGCCATCTTGTCCATGTCGCCGAGGAACTTGCCGATGTTGCCGGACGCCAAGTCCTTTGCCAAAATGCTTAGCTGGAGGGTGCCCTCTTCCTTGAACGCCATCACAACTCCAGGTGGGAAAAGATGCGGGTCAGCCAGAACCAGCCAGAGACCTCAGCCTCGGTGGGTGGTCGGTCGGGGTGGACGATGGTCCACGGCGGTACGCCCCAGTGACGGGCGACGCTCAGGACTTCATGTTCGAAGGGGACGCTGATACTGGTGGCTTGCCCCTTGCGGGCCGCGAACGTCGCTGAGACCGATTCGTCCCGGAGCCGTTCGCGCTCGTAGGGTCCATGACGGCGGCCTCGGTGATGGCCGGCCAGAGGCCGAACAGCTCGCCCATCTGGACGGGCGTCGTCTCGGCGACCGTACCGCCCCATGACGTACCGATGACGGCTGGCTCAAGGATGGCCAGCAGCTTGCGATACAGGTCGTTAGGTTCCAGCTTTTCGCCGTCGAGCTTGCGGATGTCCTCGAGTGCGAAACGCTCGGACAGGTACTGCGGGCGGAGTGCTACCCAGCGGCCATCGCTAAGCAGCGCCCGGCCAAGTCTCAGCGCCTCGATGCGCTCTTCGTCGGTCATATCGTCCTTCCTGACAAGGGCAGAGCCCTCCCCACGGGGTCAGGCCCGCGGGGAGGGCTCATCTGGTTTACGCGGAGCGGTAAGAGGCCGAGACGCTGTTCTGGGTGAACAGTTTGAACGAGGCCAAAACGGTCGCGTCGTACACGCCATCGAGGTCGAACGACTGGTACCACAACCCATCGCGCCGGACTGGGGAGTCGGACATCTCGCGATGCTTGCCGACGAAGTCGAGGCGAAACGTGTTCTTGGCGTCCACTCCGCCGACGATCGCACCCTCGAACTGGAGACGGATGGCCCGCAGCGTCTTGACGAACGAGGTGCCGACGTAGGCGGTGTACTCGGTCAAGTCGCTGAACTTGCGCACGATCGACAGCTCCGAGGTCCAAGGGCTGGGCCGGTGCATCGAGGTGTGCGCGTCTGACGCGATGGCGCCGTCATGGAAGACGGCCGGGACCGCGAAATGGAACGTGCTCTCGATGATGTTCCCATCGGCCGTGGAGCCGAGGCCGGATGCTGTGGAGTCCACGAACGCGGCGAACTGCTGGCCGAGGATGAGCGTCTGGGCACGGTCCGACAGCGACGAGGTGAACGCGGTGCCGAACGTCGGCTTTGAAGCGGAGCGGAACCGGAGCGAGAACGTGACGCCGGTATCGGTGCCCGATGCGCGCTTGCGCATGTTGATGGTCAGGTCCTCGATGACCATGCCCGGCATCTTCCAGACACGAGTCCCGGCGAAGTCGGTGCTTGACCACTCGATGTTGAACGAGTCGATATCGGTCGCCACGACGCTGGAGGTTTGGACGGGCGTGACCGTCCTGCTGTAGGCCGACGTATCGACCGTGGAGGGCACGGCCGAGCCGGCCCGGGCGATGCCTGACAGCCAGAAACCGATGTCCTGGTACGTGCCGTTGATGTTGTCGATGACGAGCGTGAGGTCCTGGATCTCGGGATAGATGTCGTGGGTCGCATCGAACTTCGCCCACGCGTAGACACCACGCGACTGCTCGACCTTGTGCTGGACGCTGACGCTGCCCTGTGGCACGTAGAGCAGGCGGGTCGGCGCCGTGGCCGCACCTTCGGCAGTCTCGATGCTTGCCCTGACGCTTTCGACGGCTTGTGATCCTGTGGCCATGTCCCTACTCCTGTGGCGCTACGGTGAAAGCTGGCGGCGTGTATCGCTGGATGCGCTCCCATGTCTCGGCGTCCACGTCCTGTTCGACGTGCCGGATGGGCGGCTTGAAGTCGGGCGGGATGGACACGCCCGGTACGGGGTAGATATGGACGGTCTCTTCCTTGGCCTTGGGCATCGGTACTCCTGTCATGTGCTGTAGAGCGAGCCTCCGACCTCTAGCTCCAGCGCTTCGAGGCGGATGGAGAGCACGAGGAACGGCTTGCCGTGGGCTTCGTCTGGGTCGAGCTGGTCGTAGCCGGTCATCAGCAGGCGCTGGCAAGTCAGGCCGTTGTCGATGTCGCTGCGGAAATGGATGCGGCAGCGGTCGATGAGCGGCACGATGGTCTTGACCGCGTAGCCGATATCGGCAGCGCCGACCCAGATATCGAGGCGGATGGCATGCACCAGCAGCTCGTAGTTGCCAGGTTCCTGCTGTCCCCCTCCCGGCAGCACGAAGCCGATGGGCCAGTCATCGACGGAACGCGGGATGAGTACGGACGGGGCCGACGACGAGGCCGAGCTGAAGCACGCCTTGAGCCCCGGCAATCCCGTCGTGCCATCGGCGGCAGCGAGCCCGGTAGCGGCGCGTGTGGCGATGGCGTCCATGATCGCTTGCAGGGACATGTCAGACCCTCAACTGACGGACGATCTCGGCGAACGCCTGATTGCTGGTGGCCTGGACTGCCTTGTCCACGAATGGGTTGGCGGTAGCGCCGGGGTGGGATACCAAGGCAGCCGGGAAGACGCGCGACCCGAACGCGACCCACGGACTGCGCCCGGTTCGCTTGGTGGCGAGGGAGTGTGGCTTGGTGCCCCAGATGACGAGCGCCCGGTGCCGTGCCGTCGGCCCGACCTTGGCGCTGGCGATGGTCCCGCCGCTGAAGGCAGCGCGGTAGGATTGCGCCTTGACGCTGCGGCTCAGGTTGCCGGTCCCCCTTGGGGTGAGTGCGCGGATCGGACCGACCATCAGGCGGGCGGCCTCGATGGTGCCGCGGCCCATGCGGTCCGACAGTGGTCGGCCTTGCCACTTCTCGACGCGCTTCGCGAACCGTGCCAGCGCCTTGGCGTCCAGCTCGACGCTGATGGGAGATGCCATCAGATGTTGGCGAACGTGCGACGTACGTATGGGCTGCCCTTGGCGGTGAGCCGGACGTAGGTCGGGATATCGATGGGGCGGACGCCATCAGGGGTATCGAGGTACGTGGTCGATGAGCCGCCACCCGGTCCTCGTCGATACTCGTCCCGTGCCCAGTCGAGGTTCGCACCGCGTACGAGCCGGGGGATCACAGGGAAACCGAGCGCGCAGACGAGCTTGACGGCGCGCTTGCCGAGCGGGTATGTGGTGTGGTTGGTGCCATGTGGGGACAACGAGATGTCCTCGTATGGCCAGTCGGTGCCAGCCGCGCCGATGCCGTCGCCGCCATCGAGGTAGTAGCCGGTGTCCCCTGCCGCGATGGTCGTGTACGCAGCGACGCTCTCATCGGAGCGGATGCCCATCGAGGTCACGCTGATGATGTCCAGCGGCCTGCCGTTGGTGGTATATCCACCCATCGAGGCGAGCACGAGACTCGTCATGCCATCGCGCACGACATCGACGTAGACCGTCACATCGCCCGAGACCTGGGGCACCCGAAGGAATGTCCGATGACATCGCGAGTCGATGTAGTCCTTGCCGTCGCGGAGCAGGTCGAGTAGGTGGTTATCCTTGTCCGTGCTGTGCAAGTCCATCGACTCGCGCAGGTCCATGAGCGACGCGTACGCAGCGAGCGAGGTCGCCTGGAACGCTGCCGAATAGGCGCCGTAGACGGTGCCGCCGCTGTTCCCAGCGCGCGACTTGTACCACGTCGAGGACGCGCCGTTGACATCCCAGAACTCGTATATCTCGGTGCCCGAGACGAGCGCGGTATTCGTGACGGCTGAGTACGAGCCACCTTCGGTCGTGGCCGACTCGAGGTAGAGCTTTGCTCCAGAGCTGTAGCCGGTGATGAGGTCGGCGGCGGTTTCGGTCAGGGAGATGGTGAGGTGGACGGACATGGGACTCCATGACGAAAAGCCCTCCTTGTCAGGGGAGGGCTGGGGATCTGGCTAGCTAGTCGGCCGAGCTGATCCTCGGCGGCGAGTCGGTGACTTCGGCGTGACTGCTGGTGTGCGTCACGACTTCGGCGTGGCTGCTGGCTTGCTCGACCACTGCGGCCTGTCCTGATGCGACGACATCAGCCGCGGCGATGGATACGGACGGGAGGCCCGCGGCGCTGCGGGTCGCCACGTCTGACAGGCCCAGAGCATCGGTGACGGTACGCAGCAGTCCGCGTACCCTCGTGGCCACGTCCGACAGGCCAAGGGCATCGGAGGCAGTGCGGGCGAAGGTGCCCGTCCTGGTAGCGACATCCGACAGCGACAACGCATCGGTCACCGTTCGGAAGAGCGCGGTGCCGCCGGACTTGACGGCCTCGGCGACATCGGCAAGGGCGAGAGCATCGGCAGTCGTGCGCAGGAACGTGCCGACTCGCGCGACGGTGTCCGCGAGCGATACCGCGTCCGTGACGGAGCGAAGGAACGTGCCCGCTCGTGTCGCCACGTCCGACAGTGACAGGGCATCGGAGGCGGTACGCAGGAAGGTCCCCGCGCGTGAGGCGACATCCGACAGCCCGATAGCGTCCGACGTGGAGCGCGCGGCCGCCAGGACCCGCGACGGTACGTCTGCGAGCGCCAGGGCATCGGTGGCGGTGCGTAAGAGTGCCTTGACCACTGAGGCCACGTCTGACAGCCCCACGGCGTCAGTGGCGGTGCGGAGGTAGGCGCCGGTCCTGGTGGCTACATCCGATAGCCCGAGCGCATCGGTGGCGGTGCGCAGTATCGTCTTGGTCTGCGTCGCGACGTCTGACAGCCCCAGGGCGTCCGTGGTCGAACGCAGGAACGTGCCTACTCGTGTCGCTACGTCTGACAGCGACAGAGCGTCCGTGACCGTTCGCAGGAACGTGCCAGAGCGCGTGGCCACGTCTGACAGTCCGAGAGCATCAGTGACGGTGCGCAGTATCGTCAGGACCCGTGCAGCGACGTCTGACAGTCCCAGCGCATCGGTGATGGTACGAGCCCCGGAGAAGAGCCTGGTGGCTACATCGGACAGGCTGAGCGCATCGGTGATGGTGCGTACGAACGTCCCGCCACGCGCGGCAGAGTCGGAGAGTGCGAGGCTATCGGTGGCCGTGCGCTCGACGACGTTCGGCCCAGACTCGGTTACATGCCGCTGCTGGGGCTGCGGGTGCGGCGGGTGCCGGAACAGCCCCCTAGCCATCGCCTTAGGAGATCTCGCGGAAAGTCAGCGTGGCGTTCCAACCGGTCAGCGTCGTCGGGGTGCCGCGGAGCTTCACGATGAAGGCGGTGTCCGGCTGGATGAGGATGCGTTCCTCTGGGGTCGGCACCCAGAGCCAGCCGTTCACCACGCTGAAACTTTCCGTCAGCGTGGTGGTGACGGTGCCGGCACCTTCGGCAGAGGCGTCGGTGCCCGCTCCTGCTGCTGCCCCAGAGGTGCTGCCGGTGATGCCGGAGGCCACGCCGTTGATGGCGTGCGGGGCAGGGGTCGCGGCGGTGTAGGTGCCGAAGGCGGATGCTTTCATACCGAGGATGACGCCGAGCTGCTGGTTCGTGGCCGTGCCCTGCTGGCTCACCGTGACGCGTAGCACTTCGAGCAATGAGGCGCGCGCCGTGACCGCGGTGGCAGCGCGCACGATCACGAGCGTCGCGTCGGCGACGACGGTCTGGTTTTCCATCGTGACGGTGTAGACGGACGCCATCGGGGTCTCCTAATGACTCAGCAGTTGGGGCATGGGACTGGACTTCGGGACGCTGCCGCTGGCCGTCTCGTTGTACGCGATGACGACGGCGGCCCATCCAGCGGTCGTGTTAAGCGTCGGGTCGTAGCCCTGCGTCGCCGCGCTCGTGGTGACCTTGTATGCCGGTGCCGCGTAGCGACCGCTCGACGGACTGAGCTGAGTCAGCGAGGTCCAGCCAGAGCCGCCGTTGGTATCGGTGTCCTCGGTCCTGACGCGGGTATTGCCCCATGCTCCGACGCCGACGATGAGTCCGACGCCAGCAGGACTGATGGTCCCCGACGCGAGCGCCGTGCCTGAGCCTGTGCCGCTGTTCTGCGCGTCGTAGGTGGCGACGCCGGAGAACTGTTCGACACCGAATGCGCCGGTAGTCGAGCTAAATGAGACGGTGATGGTGTTGCCCGACACGAGCGCGATGCTGATGAAGCTCTCCCATACCGTCAGGTACGGGTCGGCGCCGATGTCGTTGATGCGCTTCGTCCAGGTGTTGCCCTTGGTGTCACTGATGCTCGGCGCGGTGGCACCAGAGTTTACCACGTACTCGACGACGAGCAGGTCGCCGGATGCCACGCCCGCGGCGGGGACGGTGACCGATGCCGTCGTCGCCATCGAGAAAGTGGTCGAGCCTACGTTCTTGACGAAAGAGGCTGCCATCAGGCGGCCCAGCCATCAGGCACGCCATACCGCTCACCGGGGTCACCGTGGCCGCAACAGGCCGCCAGCACGCCGGGGATGTGACCGAGGCAGGGGTCATGCAGCGACTCGCCGTACTCAAGGGCGCAGTAGCCACAGGCGCGACGCTGCCACTCGACAGGCTCATAGACCACGGAACAACGCAAGCACTGGGCGATGCCCGCGCTGTACCTGTGGCTGTAGCCGTAGATGGACTCACGACTCACGAGGTCGCAGGGACCGCCGAGCCGACACTCCGGGGCAGGGGTGCGCCGGTTGGCGGGCTTGTTCTCACCGTGACTCATCGCTGATTGGCCGGGAAGCTGGCATGGGTAGCCAGCAGGAGCTCCACGGACTTCGTGCCATCCTCCCAATCCTCGCGGCTGGCGATGGTGGTGGAGCGTGTCCTGCCCGCTACCGTGACGGTGACGACGCCATCCACGATATCCAGCGCGAACGCCTTGCCCGTCGGCGTGACGCCGATGACGTGCGTCGGGTCATAGCGCGTGCCTTCCGTGATGATCCACCCAGCCTGTGCGAGCCGGGTGGATGCCTCGGTCCAGAACGTATCGATGAGCAGGGACATCCCCTAGCTGGCAGTGACTGTATCAGTTACGGTCAGGGAGTCCCCTGATACCACTGTCGCGTCTGCGTTCAGCACGCTTTCGAACATCAGCGTCCCGTTGGCGCCCGAGAATGGGAAGATGCCCATCTTGTGGATCGCGGGGAAGGAAGCCGTGACGCTGAATGCCTTCTGCAAGGTGTACGTAGCGGACGCCAGCGTGTGGGCATAGGTGGCCAGTGCGCGGCTACAGCCGCCCGTGGTGATCTCGCCTGTCAGCGTGGTGCTCGCGGCAGACGCGGCGCCGGCGTTCTCGGTCAAGGCCATGAACTTGGCAGGTGCGTGTCCCGGCATGATCATGAAGGCGCTGGTACCCGCGGGCGTGGTGCCCGCCGTGGTGCCGTCCGGTGCCCACCAGCCATCCACCGTGGCGACCGATGTCGTGTTGGACACGATGCGCCCGAAGACAGGGGTAGTGGTCAGGCCCGTGATGGGGAAAACGACCTGCATCCCGGCCAGGAGGTTCAAGGTCCAGGGCGTGGCGGTAGCGGTGAAGGTCGTAGCATTCGCGCCGGTGGCAGGAGAGCCCTGCCCGCCCGTGGCGGTGAGCCCGCCAGCGAGTGCCGCCATCTGGTCTCGGCCGCCGGCCGATGACGTGGTGAGCACGTTGTGACTGACTCCGAGGTCCGTGATGGACCCATCGGAGTGCGTGATGAAGGCGTGCACCTCATTGGGACCGAGGCGCAGTGAGTCCACGACGCGATGATCGCGCAGGGTGTGGAGCAGCGCGCCATCCGACAACGGTTCGACGCGCGTGGTCGGCTTGCGCCGCCCAAAGCGGATGACGTTCAACGTGTACTCCTTTGACTTAGCTGGCGCGGTCCTTGATGCCGATGGACTCGCTGGCATGGCGGGCGAGATCGCGGCGTGTGTCGCCGCAGGATGGGCAGGGCTTCCGCCTGCGCTCGCGCAGGACGCGCCCGCAACGGGCGCAGGCGGAAACCTGGACAGGCGGGAACAGCCTCACGCGACCCGGGAGACCTCGGCCCACGTGAGGGAGCCGGACCAGGTCGTGAGGGTGGCGATGTTGCCAGCGAGGAAGATGGCCGAACCGGGCGTGATTACGACGTCCCCGTCGAAGTCGATGTCGGCCTTCCACGGCACCGTGGTCGCGTCAGCGGCAGTGGTGACGAGCTGGTTGATACCGAGGCCACGCTTGATGGTGACGGACGCGCCGACCACGGTCAGGGTCGCGCCCTGGCCGAACTTGGCGACCGAGGTGAACCCGCCGCCTGGGTAGTCAGAGACAGCGGCCGTTTCGGTGAATGCCGTGATGCTCGAGCCAGTCGCGACGGCCGAGCCGAGGCCCGTCAGTTGACTGATGACGTAGCCGCCAGCGGCGCCCGTCGTGCTCACGTACGTCATGGCGACCCGGAGCAGGACCAGGTCGACGCCCGTCCCGGCCGGGTTCCAGAGGCCGCATTGCTGCGTGTTGTTGCTGTAGATGGGCAGCACGACTCCGGCTGCCGCGATGTTGCCGGTGAAGACCTTGCCCTGGCGGGTGAGGTTATAGCGCGGCAGCAGGTCGTAGCCCGCTTCGGGGTATGACATCCCGTGACTCCTTACTTGGTGAGTGGCCGCTTCGCGGCCTTGTCGTTAGGCTTGGGAAGTTCCTTGAGCTGCTCAGGCGCCTCGAAGGCGTCAAGAGCAGCTCGCAGGCCGAGGCTGTCGATATCAGCCTCGGCAACGCCGAATGCGGCCTCGGGGTCATCCATGCGGACGACCCGAGACCTATCGGCGGTCACGTAGACCGTCATCAGGTGGCGGTGTAGAGGGCGACGGTGGCCGTCGTGGGGTCCGTGTACATCACGACCATGCGGGTGCGTCCGACGGAGGACGTGGCACCCACCGTGGTGACGTGCCCAGTGATGACGCGTTCGGTGGTCGCGAACATCAGTTCGCGCTCACCCGTAGCCGCCACGAGGTAGCCACCGGGCTTGCCTCCGGCGTTGTTGAAGTCGATGACCTCGGCGTTGGCGCCGGTCGTGAAGTCCACGATATCCGTCGTCTTGAGGTTGAGGCCGGTGAACCAGCCGTCGGTTACGGCAGCGTCACCGACCTTCATCGTGGCGCTGGTGCCAGCGCCCCAATAGGTGAGGTTGTAGAGCTTGATGTCCAGGAGCCACGAGTACGCGGGGACGGTGACGCTACCGGCGTATGTGCCGGCGGCGCCTGCCTCGGTGAACGTGACTTCCTCGAAGAGGATGCGACCAGGCTGGAGGACCTGGCCGCCACTGATGACAGGCATCGCTCAGATGCCCGTGATCGTGGCCGCGGCCGACGGGCGATAGTGGAACGCGGCGAGGCGCCGGCTCATCGCCAGCGCCAGCTTGCGCTCGGTGAAGTACGTGCTGTGCTCGGTGGAGACTTCCACCGTCACGCCACCGTTGTTGAAGATGGTCGTGTAGCTCGTATCGACCACTCCGCCGGTGTGCTCGGTCATGCCCGAGGAGACGACGACGGGGAGGCCCCAGAGGCGCATCGGGCCAGCCTCGGCGGGATTGCCGAGGATGTAGACGCCATCGTTCGTGCGGTGCAGGCGGATGTCCTGCCAGTCGTTGGGGTGGAACACCGCGAGGTTGGGGTCGGCGTCGCCCGTGACGGCGACCTTGGTGATGGCCTTGTGGACAGCGTCCATCGTCGGGTCGGCGCCTTTGGCCACGGTCTGGAAGCCGGTGCGGATGAACACGCCCCAGATGATCGGCGTGGTACCGGTGCCGACCAGGATGCTGCTGCTGACCTTCTTTTGCAGGCGCTTGGCGAGCATGCCCGTGATGGTCGACTGCATCGCAGGCTCATCGCTGAGCAGGTTGCGCGAGATCGGGATCCACGTCTGCACGTCCTCGACCTCATCGGTCACGGCCGTCCACACGAAGGCGGAGTCCGTAGCAGCCGTCACCTCAGCCACGTACGCCGTGTTGTCGGTGTCGGTCGTCTGGATGTAGCCGACGATAGATGCGCTGTTCGTCTGCCCCGAAGGGAAGTACGGCTCGACATCGCCGAAGTGCAGCGCACTCTCGGCACGGCCGATCTGTGACGCCTGCGTGGTGTAGGAGGTCCCGAGGGACACGACGGTCTTGAGATCGGCGCCGATCTCGAAGCGCGCCGTGCCGGTGCCGCCGCTGGCGAGATGCTTGAGCATGTCGGCGTTGGACTGGAAGCCCTTGCGGAACGCAGCGTCCAGGTCGGACTTCGTCTGGATGCCGGAGTCCTTGTGCTCGATATCGGCGCCGTCCTTGACGAGACGACCGACGGACCGGTCCTTGCGGTCGCTGTCAGCCAGCTTGGCGTCCAGCTTCACAGCAGCGGTCTCGGCCTCGGCAGCGGCCGTCCGCTGGTCCATGATGTCCGACAGTTCCTTGACTCGCGTCTGGAACTCGCCGACCTTGTCGGTCGGCATGTCGCGCTCGCCAGCGGAGTTGGTGGGGAACGTCGCGAGGAACGCGCCGTGCTCCTGTCGCTTGGCCTCGTAGAGGGTTTTGAGTTCGGAGAGAGTAGCCACTGTGGTGCTCCTGTTCGGGGCCCACGCCGAAAAGCCCGCCGTAGCGGGTCCGGGGTGGGAGTCGGGGGGGGTTAGGTCAGACGGTCACGCCGAGGGCTTCTGCCTCGGCGATGAGCATGGCGAGGCGCCGTTTGGCGGCTGCCGCTTCCTCTGGGAGCGTCCGCAGTTCGCGGAGCGCAGCGAGGTACTTGGCGCCCGCTTCCTCGCAGTCAGCGAGGGTGGCGAGCTGGACGCGTGAGAGCTTGCGGCCCTCGTCGTCTCGCAGCGCCTTGCGAGCGTCCACGCGCTCAAGGAATGCCGCGAAGTTGCCAAGGTTCCAGGCAGCCTCATCGACCAACGACGCGCCCGGTCCCAGGGCGCCGCTCTTGAGTGCGCGTGTGTGAGTCCCGACGCCAGCGCCCTTGAGCACCGGGGATACCTCGAAGACATCGAGGCTCCGCAGCTCACGGGTGGACTTGCCGTCCACGGTGACGGGGCGGGAGTCGAGGATGTTGAAGCCGTATGAATACTCGGCCAGCTCGCCGAGGCCCTTGACGGTGGCGAAGGCGTCGCGCCCGTGCGTGGTGTCGAGGAAGAACTGCCCATCGAAGACGGCCCAGTCGCCATCCTCCTTGATAGAGCCGCGGCCCAGTGGCAGCGCGCCGTCCCACGAGGTATGCCCGTAGGCAGACAGGACCACGTTTTTGCTCGGGAACGCGCCCTTGACGGTGATATCACCGTCGGAGTCGATGACGTTGAGCTGGGCGAACGCTGCGGTAAGGTGCCCGGTGTCTTCGAGTTTCACTTCGCCATCGGCGAACATCTTGCGGTTCATGCGGCTACTGGCTCCTGTCCAGACTGTGGGGGGTCCTGTACCTGCACCGTCACGGGAAGCAGGCCGGTATGAGCGATAGGCGGAAGACCCACGGCGACCAGCGCGGCCAGAGGCTCGAAACCTGCGCGGATGAGTGCGCCGACGTCCTCGAAGCGAGGGTCTCGCGTGTCGTTATTGGGCGAGCTGATAGGTTCGTCGCCCCATTCGACGGGGTTCCAGTTCTCTTTCTCGCGCCATTCATTGGGGGTCAGGGCTCGGCTGGCGATGCCCATCGCGAGAGCCTGGTAACGCTCCAGCGTCTTGCCGCGGAGCGCGGCGTCGAGCAGGTGCTCGGTGAACATGTCTGGGTCAGTGATGAGGTCCAGCTTGATCTGCTGTTCCCACTTGCTGAGATGCGACTGGAGCGTCCAGGCGTGGTCGATGTTCTGTTCCTCGATGTTCGAAAAGGTCGCGTGTTCGAGGTCGCCGATCTTGTGGGGCGCGATGTCGATCCAGCGGGCGATGTCCGCCACTTGCCACTTCTGCGCCGCAAGGAACAACATGTCCTCGCGCGGCAGGCCGAGCACGGTGACGTCCATGCCTTCCTCGATGATGGCCGTGCGGCCGGCGTTGGAGAAGCCGCCGTGCGATGCCTCCCACGAGTCGCGCAGGTGCTTGATGGCCGGGTCGGACAACTGGCCTGGGTGTTTCAAAATGACGCCGGGGCGGGCGTCGTTGGCCAGCACGCGGCTGCCGTATTCACGCAGGCTGACGGTCTGGCCCAACGTCTCGCGCGCGAGGGCGAGGACCGAGTACCCGATGAGACCATCGAAACCGAAGCCGGGGATGTGGAAGACGTTGCGCTTTGGCAGCCTGACAGGAGCGGTGCCCGGCCGGACCGTGTACTCATACACGACCTGCCCGTCGTCGCCGATGGTCACCGTTATGCGGTCCGGGCGCAGAGGCCACAGTGCGACAGTCTCGCCACGGCCGTTCAGCTCCTTCTCGGCGTAGGCGTTGCCCCACGTCAACAGGTGGCCTTGCAGAGTCTCGCGGAATGTGATGCTCGTCATCCGTGGATTGGGCGCGTCGTGGAGCAGTGTGTAGAGCGGATGATCGTAGGCACGCTCCTTGGCAGGTCGGACCCTGCCATCAGCGCCCGCCCACTGCACACGCCGGTACGTGATGAGTGGCAGTGTCGCCACGTCCTTGGACACCTTGCGCACAGCCGCGAACCATGCGGCCACGGTGTTGGCGGTCTCATCGTTGATGAACACGCCCGTCGTGGACAGCCGCCCGCCACTGGCCGGTGCCCATCCGATGTGCGGGTATCCGATGCCAGGCGTCCTGGCCTTGCGTTCCCAGGTACGGGCGAGCAGTCCCACGAGCTAAACTCCCTTGGGGCGCGCCAGCGCGATGCCGATGACGAGCGATGCCAGCGAGACGACAGCGAGCCCCACGAGCCAGTCGATCTGCCATGCCACGAACGACAGGCCGATGAGGCCGGCGGCAGTGAACGCACCTTCGAGCCCGACCGTATCGGCGAGGAATGAGTAGAGCGATTCGGCGATACGTCGCATCGGGACTCCCTAGAGGTACGTGATGCCGCGCGTCTCGTAGACGCTGGGCGGTTGCAGGACGAGCGCGCCGGTCGAGATGGCGTCGATACGGGCCTCCCACGCCAGCACCGCAGCCATCGCGGCGTCGATCTTCGCGGCCGAGTCAGGCGTCTCCTTCTGGATGGACCAGAGGTTCTTGCCGGAGTCGTCGCGTTCGGTGAGTGGCTTGCGTTGGGCGTTCTCGATGTGCTGGGAAAAGACCCGGTCGCCGGGGTGCGAGAGCGAGCCGTCGGCGATGGCAGTGGCGAAGCCGCGGAAGGCAAACCCCACCTGCCGGTTGCGCCAGGTGGCCCACTTGATGACGACCTTGTCGCCGTAGCGGCCCTGCCAGCCGGCGATCTCGTCCTGCCAGTACGGCGGGTCGGCGTACATCCGGGCGACACGGTACGTCGCGAACATCGCATCGACGGCAGCGTCCACAGCGTCGCGCGGGACTTCGCCGCCGTGCTCCGCGGGGTCCCAGATGCCTATGGGCCAGAGGTGCCCGGTGCTGATTTCGCAGCCGATGAGCGCCGTATGGTCGCCGGTCTTCGAGCCATCGAAGCCAGCGGTGATGAGTGCTCTGCCCGGCACGGTGTGGTCAGAGATGCGGGAGACCCACACGTCGTGCTCGAAAGCCTTGCCCGAACCGGTGACGAGTTGGTTGCCGAAGAACCGCGCGGCCTGTGCGGGGTCATGTTTGACGAGGTCCGCGGCCTCGGCTTCGATGGCGTCGAGGTCGAGATGGCCGCCATTCTCGCGCCATGTCTCGGGCGGATAGACGTGGCGTAGCACGCGGCGGCGGTCCTCGCGGACCGTGAAGCGCAGACCTGATGGCGGCTGCGCGAACTGGATGAGCACGTCTGGCTCGGCGGCGTCGAAGTGTCGCTGTGCTACCGAGTGTTCGGCGGGGTCCCAGGCATTCGTCAGGAGCGAGGCCCGGCCACCCATGCCGGCGAGTCCGCGGTACTGCGTCTCGGCGACCTTCTGCATCCCGTTGGAGCGGGTGTACAGACCGGCCTCGCCGTGCACCACATGGGTGACGCGCTGCCCGAGGCGGGACTGCGCGGAGCTGGTGACGGTATCGATACGCCCGCCATTCGGGAGGCGGATGAACTCCTCGCCGGTCTTGGGGATGATGTCAGCGAGCGGCCCGTCCTCGATCATCGGACGGAGTGCGTCGTAAGTGTTCTCTGTGGCTTCTTCAGAGACCGCTGTGATCTGGATCAGTGGGGTCGGCCACGACATGCCCATCGGCTCGCCCGGCTCGTAGGCGGCTTCCCAGCCGCAGCCGCAGCCATGCTCGGCGCAGACGTAGCCGTCATCCTTGCCAGCCCAGCCGCCGAACAACGCGGGGCCGACAGCTTCGAGGCAGACCTGCGCGGCGACCATCGGGTCCTTGCCGAGCTTCTGAGGCCCGACGATGAGCCCGCGGCGGTAGGTGAAGGCGGGTGCCAGGACCGGGTCTGAGGGTACCCAGCTGGCAGAGCCGCGGATGGTGTAGAAACCGCCGAGATACTTGACCTGCCAGTCGTACAGAGCGAGGCGGCGACCCTTGCGGAAGCCGTCAGGGATGACACAGTGCTGCTCGATCCAGTCGAGAGCGACGCCGAGGATGAGGTCAGGAGGCTTGGCTGATGACCTTGAAGCGTTCTCGGGCGGTGCGGCGGGCTGGGTCATCGGTCCTCTTGGCGGTCACGGCCTCACCCTCGATGCGCCAGTGCAGGCGCGCCAGCCCCGGCAGGCTGAGTCCCAGCGCCTCCTGCTGTTGTCGCAGGAGGGTGCGTGTCGTAGCGGCTGCCTTCGACTTCTCTGCATCGCGCAGGGTGCGAATGTAGATGGCGATCTCGATGTACTGCCGGTTGGCGTCCCACATGACGGCCTGGGGCATCGTCCACACATCGGCCCACAGGACACGCTCGCGTGCCGTCGCTGCTGACAGGGGCCAGACAGGGAGCGGGCCATCGCGACGTGACGGGAGCGTGATCCACTGCGCCTTGTCGGCTGGACGGTCGCGCCTCAGTGCATTTGGGTCCGGTGCTGGGCCAGAATGGGTG